CAAGCATAGAGCAAGGGTTCGGGTGAAAGATCATCCACCATTGAGTCGCTGTTTTGACAAACTTTCAGAAGCTAGATTTTGGGCATCAAGCATTGAGTCTAAAATCAGGTCGAACAAATTAATTCCTGAATTAGAATCTTCAAAACACACATTAAAAGAATTGATCGATTCATATCTTCAGATGATTAAAACAAGTTATGACCATCAGTTTGATTACAAACAATCACACCTTTCTGTTTTTGAAAAAAAGCTGGGTGGAATAACCTTGGCATCAATATCCAAAAGCCACTTTAATGAAGTGGTTCAAGAAATGTTGAATGAATATACAAACCGTGGCAAAAAAAGAGAAACATCAACAGTGGCGCGGTATTTGTCAACTATGAACCATTGTATAAATTATGCGGTTAATCAATTGGAGTGGATGCCAGAAAATCCATTAAACAAATTGCCAGCACCACCAGAAAATGAGCCTAAGAACAGATACCTGTTACCAGAAGAATTAAAAAAACTCATTGAGTCATCATCAAAACAAAGTGATTTTTTCATGGGCTTGGTTTTGATTTTGGTCTCAAGCGCATTAAGAATTGGCGAAGCACTTGATATTACTCCAAATGATTTTGAATTTGAAACTAACAGCTTGATTATAAGAAAAACCAAAAATAAAAAAATAAGAAGGGTGGATTTACATGGCATGGCGGCCGCATGGCTTAATGAGAAAATAAAGAAAAATAAATGTCGTGGTAAGTCATGGAAAATATTTGGTGGCAATACCAAAAGTAATTATCAAAAAATGAGAAGGAAGCTGATTAAATCTTTAGATGATGCTGGTATCAAAAACTTCACATTTCATGGAACAAGACATACCACTGCTAGTTATCTTGCAATGAATGGTTCTCAACTCCAGGATATTATGAAAGTTTTGGGTCATGGTTCTATGAAAATGGCTCAGAGATATACCCACTTAATGGAAAATTATACAAGTAAAAAAGTGAAAGATTTGTCAGAAAATGTTATAACACCAATTTTAGAAACCACAAAGGAGAAGGCTGATGACCGAAACAATCGTGTTCACTAAAATGATGAACTTAGCTTTAATGGGTACTATTGCGGCAGTTATCGCCAGTATCACATTTTGGGTATTACTTAGAATCGTTGGAGGCAAAAGTGTATTTAAAAGAATCGAAGAAATGGAACAGGATAAACGTGCTTTGGCTATTTATTTGTCTGTCAGTAAATTTGCCATCTTTTTCTTGTACGCCACCGTCTTTACGAGATTTTAGTTATGACCAATACTTCATTGAAGCTGTTGATTTATTCATGCCGGGTGAAGATTGGCGTTTGGTTAAAGCAATGTGCTATCAAGAGTCTTTGCTTAACAAAATGGCGGTATCTCATGTTGGAGCGGAGGGTTTATGCCAAGTAATGCCCAATACGTTTCGATTCATGACAAATAAACTAAATATGAATGGAGCAAGGCCATTTGAAGCCAAAGATAATATCTATGTTGGTGTTGCGTATTTGGCTTGGATAAGAGATCAGTGGAGTTCAAAACGAACTAACTGGCAAAGAATGGAACTTACATTTGCAAGCTATAATGCTGGTTTAGGTAATGTTTTAAAAGCGCAAAAAAAATGTGGTAACTCACTTGTCTGGTCAGTAATTAGAAGCTGCATGATTAAAGTTACCGGTCCCGATAACTCAAAACAAACTTTAACTTATGTTACAAAAATTCAAAGATGGTATTCAGAACTTAAAATCTGCCAGCCCGGTAATTTACAGGGTCATGATGTACGTCCTTTTGTTGAGTTTTTTACTCAACTTTATAATGTTTTTCATCGTGTGGCGTTCTGGCGACAACAAAGCAAACCTGAAGGTGTGTCAAATGTTCAACGATACGAACAAAGACCTTTGCGATACAATAGCTTCCGATTTGAACCAATGCACCAGCAAGCTTGGGGAGAATGCAACCCAAATGGCGGTGGCGGTGGAAAAGTATTCAGTATTGACCCGTCAGGCATTAGACAAACAACAACAAAGCGAGAAAAACTTATATGAAGCACTTGAGAAATTCAATGAAGATGGTCGTTGCCTTTACCCTGATGATGTTGCTCGCATCATGTTCAAAAACAATGGTCAAGAGCCATAGAATTGATACTGAGACAGCCAAAATAATTAAAATTGATGAAGAACTGACTAAGGATGCGAAGCACCCAGCACCAGTTTATTTGCGCCCTGAAAACTGCCCACTTGTTGTTGATGAATATTTTTGGATTCTGGAAGACGTGAACCGAAGATTTAAAGCAATTAGAGAAGCCCAAGATGAATTTATAGAGGATTAAAATGGCTGAACAAGAGCTTGACCAATTTGCGACTAAAGCAGATTTTGAAAGAACTGAACGACAACTTGAAAACCACCAGAAGGAAATAAAATATTTTGGAAAAGCCATGACTGAAGTTGTTGCAACCCAAAAAGAAATGCAAAATACATTTAGTCATTTTTCTAAAGATTTTGATGGTATCAGAAGTGACATACAGAGATTGTTCGACAGGAGAAGTGATGACCTTCAAAATAGTAGGCCAAACTATTTTGCGTGGGTTGTGGGTGGAGTAACTGTTTTAGGTTCGATGATGGTTTTTGTATTTACTTTTGTCACATTAGTTATTTCCCCAATACAAGCAAGTCAATCTGATATTATTGAAGTAATAAAAAACCTTGATTATGAAGTTGAAAATCATGAGGATATTTCTAATATCAGACTTCAGGAAGGGAATGAATTTATGGGTGGTGCAAAAAAAGAGTTAGAGATGTTAAGGGAAGACGTTGAATGGAATCACGAACAAATAATTGAGATGTTAAAAATTAAAAATGGCTAAACAAGAGAAAGAACTTTTTGAATGTTCACTGAATCAATTGACTCAGATGACAGGCATGGCTTATAGAACAGTCAAAAAGAAGCTTATGGATGCCAAATTATCACCATTAAGAACTGAGGGAAGGGCAATGATTTACAATTGTCCTGATGCGTTAGATGCTATTTTTAATGGCGGTGACAATTCAAAGAAACTCGACCTTAACACTGAAAAAGCGAAGTTAACCATAGAACAAAGAAAAAAAGTTAGGGTGGAAAGACTGAAGCTTGAAAAAACTTTGGTTAATGCTGGGAGTATAAAGTCAGCTGTTAAAAACATGGCCTTGGCATTTAGGTCAAAAATGTTATCAATACCATCAGGGGTGGCATCAGAAGTATTGGGTATGGAAACTGAGTTGGACGTTCAAAGAAGGTTAACTGAAGAAATTGAAGTGGCTTTACTTGAATTTGTTACCGATGATGCAATACTCGATCAGATTGTCGAAGATGAATGAGCTCAGTTGTAAGGGATATTATCAAGGATGTGGTAAAGTCGGTTAAGCCGCCAGAAAAACTATCCTTGCCTGATTGGGCTGATAAATACAGAAAAATACCAGATGGTTCGTCACCAGAGCCGGGAAACTTCAGAACAGACAGAACGCCGTATATGCGAAAGCCTATGGAGGATATTTCTGACGATGAAGTAGAAAAAGTTGTTTTGATGCTGTCAGCACAACTTGGTAAAACAGAAATGGAAATCAATATTTGTGGTTATTTAGCACACATGGACCCGTGTTCTATGATGTATCTAATGCCGACATTGGAAACGGCTGAAAAAATTTCAAAAGATAGACTTGCACCCACAATTGATTGTTCACCAGTGTTAAAAAGACTGTTTGGACAAAACAAGTCAAGATCAACATCATCAACCATCAGGTCTAAAAAATTCCCCGGCGGTACTATTTACCTGAATGGCGCAAATTCACCATCATCACTATCATCTTCACCAATGAGAGCATTATTGGCTGATGAAGTTGATCGGTATGAATTGTCTGCCGGGTCTGAAGGAGACCCATTGTCTCTGGCAATGGAAAGGACAAAAAACTTCTGGAACAGAATAATTGTTATTGTTAGCACCCCGACAAACGAGGGTTCAAGCAAGATAGATTCTGAATTTCAATTATCCAATAAACACCACAGGGAATTGCCATGTCCTCATTGTGGAGAATATCAAGAACTGTTATTTAAGAACTTTAAATGGGTCAAAGATGACTTGTATATTCCACCTTGGTTTGAATGTGTTTCATGTGGCGAAAAAATGGAGGAAAAGCACAAACGTGAAATGAGTCTGAATGGTATATGGGTATCAGAAACGCCAGACCGTGGTAAACAGTCTATGGGCTACAGACTCAATGAATTTCATTCACCATTCAGCAAATGGGCTGACATAAGAAAAAAATTCCTTGCAGCCAAAGGTTCGCTTGAAAAAATGAGAGTGTTCACCAATACCACATTGGGCGAAGTTTTCACTGATGTTCAAACCTTAAATGACTCTGAAGTTGTTAAAGCCAGGAGGGAGCATTATGCAGATTGTCCTGAAGACGTTTTGGTAGTTGTTGCTGGCGTTGACACTCAAGATGATGCTTTGCATTATGAAATTGTTGGTGTTGGAGAAGACCATCAAACATGGGGTCTTGAATATGGCGTTTTAAGAGGCGACCCCGGCAAGCCAGAACTTTGGAACAAGCTTCATGAAAAGCTATCAAGAACATTTGAAAGACCTGATGGTGTAGTGATGAATGTGATGAAAACATGTATTGACTCTGGTGGACACCATACCACCGATGTTTACAAGTTTTGTAAGAAATTTTTAGGTCGTTATCACCCTATCGTTGGTCGTGCCGGGAAAGGCAAACCAATAATTAATCGGGGTAATAAACTGAAAGACCACAAGAATGTTGTTTTGTACACTGTTGGTGTTGATTCATGCAAAGAGTTATTTTTGGTGTCAAGAATAAAACAGACTGATGTTACTTGGGGTTATTGTCATTATCCATTTGGTAGAGGATATGATGACCAATATTTCAACGAGTTGACAAATGTAAGGGTTGAGGATAAAAAAGTTCAAGGGAATATTGAGCGTGTGTTTGTAGATCATGGTCGTGTTGAAGCGGTTGATTGCCGGGTTTATTCAATGGCCGCATTAGAAGTGTTGAATCCAAGTTTTCATGCTATCAAGGCCAACATAAATGCCCTTGTTCGGAAAAAAGACACTGTACCAAAAACGGTACAGAAGAAGAAAACCACTAAAAGGAAAGTAGCTAAACCAAAAAACAATAGAAAAGCAAAGAAAAATATGCAAAAATTGCGTGGTAAATAAAACATTGTGAGCCATGTCAAATTCAATCAACATCCCAAAATCTCTTTTCTCAGGAACAAGTCTTACTTGGACTGATGATTATGATGACTTCAGTGCGGTTGACTTCGATGTCAGCTATTTCATAGCAAACAGGGAAGCCACTCATGAAGTTGAGGGTACGGCTGATGGCACAAAGTTTATTTTTGACCCCGACACATCAACTTGGGTCGCTGGGATACATCAATGGCAAATAACAGCCACCCACAAGTCAAATAGCCGAAAATATGTGGTAGCCACTGGTGAATTAAAAATCAAAGCATTATTGGATGGCACAACAGGGCTTGATTCAAGAACGGTTCAGGAAAAATTACTTGACCAGATTAATGATTGGTTAATTGCCAACGTGACAGATCAAGAACAAAAAATCACCTACCGTGAAATGGAAGTATGGAACTACGACAGGGAAGGGTTGTATCAACTTAGAGAAAAGTTGATGCGAGAATTAGACATGATAAGACAAGCCAAAAAGCGCAAAAACGGTAAGCAAATGGCTCAAGTCAAGTGGAGAATGCAATAATGTTCGGTTTTGGTAACAGAAAAGAAAAGCCAGTTGAAACACAACCTTGGGAAGCTGTTGAAAAGCCGATTTCATCAAGACAAAATCTAAACGGTAAGCTTGACCAGACAAAAAGGATGAAACAGCGAAGATACCGTGGTAAACGTGGATATGATGCCGCGAAAAACACCAGATTCATGTCTAAGTGGCCTAATTCACCCAGCCCAATAAATTTTCAAATAACAAGCATGTTACATGTGCTGGTTGCTAGGTCAAGAGAAGCTTTTCAGAACAATGACCATATCAAAAGAGCTGTGTCTTTACGGAAGTCAAAAATTGTTGGTCACACTGGAATTAGATTTGTTCCTAAAGTAAAAACAAATGGCAAGATTGACAAGGAAATTAACGACCAAATTGCTCAACTGGTTAAGGCTGTAAGCAAAAGGGGTGTTTTAGATGCCAAAGGCCGATTATCACTTATTGACATTCAAAACAGGGTTGAACATCAATTGTTTGTTGATGGTGAATACCTATGTATTCATAAATACAACAAGATGTATGATTTTGGGTATGCAATTGATGAAGTTGACCCAATGTTATTACCTGTTGACATGAATCTTGACCTGAAAAATGGAAATATTATCAGGTGTGGAATTGAGCTAGATAAAAACCGAAGAAGGGTTGCTTACCACTTCATTAAAGAAACCAAGCACACACACCCAAGCTTGGGTCAGTATCATTTTAGGGATAACACTGTAAGAATCCCAGCAAGTCGTGTTACCCATTACTTTGTACAAGAGTTTCCAGACCAGATGCGTGGTGTACCTAAAGCTGCTACGGCTCTTTTTAGGGTTGAAGTTTTAAGAAAGTATATTGAAGCTGAGTTGATTGGTGCAAGGGTTGGTGCTTCATCAGCTGGTTTTTTTGTTAGGCACAAAGATTATTTTGAACCTTATGATGGCACAGGTGACATTGATGTTACTGATGAAGATGACGAAGATATAGATAGGGATGATGCTGAAGACATGGAAATTGATGAAGTTGAGGCTGGAACTGTAAAAATAGCACCAGTTGGCTATGACTTTAAATCTTGGGATTTGAATAGACCAAACAGTGCATTTGCTGACTTCATTAAAGAAAACACAAGAGCAATGGCTTCATCTACCGACACAAATTATTCAGCACTTTCAAACAACTATGAAAATGTTAGTTATTCTTCATTAAGAGATTCAAATTTAACCGATGAAGAAATTGAAAAACAAGGTCAGGTATTTTTGACCGAACACTTCATGGAGGATGTTGTGCCAAGAGCCATTGAAAGTGCCATTGATTTCGGGTATTGGCAAATCAAAGACCGAAAGCCAAGATTTTCTGTTGAGTACACTGAGGGAGAATACATTCCTAAAGTCAGAAAGTGGGTTGACCCGGTTAAAGAAGCACAAGCGTATAGGATATTGAATCGTGACCTCATGGTTCTTTCAAGAGAACGCATTGCTCGATCACTTGGAATACTTAATCCAGACGAAGAATTTGACGTGATTAAGCTTGAAAACGAGAAGTTTCCATTGCATAATGACACCACACCAACTCCAACAAGCGACAAGGAGAAGCAAGAAGATGACATCCAAGCCAGTAATGATGAAAAATGACCAGAATAGAGAAGTAGTTCTTGATGAAAAAATTGAGAACATGTTCTATGGTCGTAAAACACCAGCTGAAGGAGAAGCAACACAGTTTGTCACTTCCCTTGAAATTGTTCCTGATACCATCAATGTGGAAGAACGAACTTGTGAGTTTGTTGCCGCCACTGACAGATGGATAAATAGGTATTGGTGGACAGAAAAACTGGAAATTAGCGAAGAAGCTATTGATACTTCCAGACTCCAACAAGGCATTTCATTTTGTAACAATCACAGGCATGGAGAGGTTCATGGTATTTCTGTTGGTTACAGAATTGAAGCGGATACAGGCAAGCTTATTCTGAAGGTTAAATTTTCTTCAAAACAAGAGTCTGTTGACATTTTCAATGATATAGCTGAAGGCATAAGAAAATATGTAAGTATTGGCTACATTGTAATAAACCAAACCGTTACCAGATATGATGGTGACGAAGATGGTAAACCAGACGAATATCTGGTGACAAAATGGCAACCAATTGAGTTGTCAACGGTTGGTGTTCCAGCAGATGAAGAAAGCATTTCACGGAATACTGAAATTAACAGAAATCAGCAAAAAGCTGATAACAATGAGAGAAAAATTGTGAGCGAAAAAGATAAAGGTGGTGCTGGTTCTGAGTCACCAGATACCAAAGCAATTGAGCGCGACTACCAAGCTAAACTTGAAAAAAGAACAGCTGAAGTTGAGCAAATATTGAGTATGGGTGCTAAGTATGGTCTTGAAAAACAAGCCAGACAGCACATTCAAGAACAAGGTTCTTTACAAAGATTCCAGGAAATTGTCTTGGATGATATGGAAGAAAAATCCCGAAACGAAACACCAGAAACACAGCTGGATATGGAAGAAAGACAGGTTAATGAATACAGCCTGTTTAATGCCGTTAGAGCCTTTCGTGATGGTGGTCTGGCAAGAATGCAAAAAGAAGCACCAGCTGAATTTGAAGCGCACATGGCGGTTCAAGAGAAGTTGGGTCGTGAAGCACAGGGTTTCTATGTTCCTATGGACATTCAGAACGATTTTGCACAGCGTTTGGCTACAGGTGGTCGAAGACAGTTGAATGCTCAAAAGCGTGAAATGTTGGTTTCTTCTGCTACCGAAGGTGCAAATCTGGTTGGAACAGATCATCGTGGTGACATGTTTATTGACCTGTTATTTGAAAACACTTACTTGTTCCAGTTGGGTGCAAGGGTGATTGATAACTTACAGGGCGATGTTGACATTCCACGTGGTGAAGGTGGTGTAACTCAAGAATGGGTTGGCGAAGCTGCCGCACCTACTCCAACTGAAGGTTTGATTGGTCAGGTTGCATTGACCTACAAAACCATTGCGGCCGCTACAGGTTTGTCCAGAAAGTTGATGAAACAATCTTCACCAAGTGCTGAAGCTTATATCATCGACCTGTTGATGAAAACAGCGGGTATCGGAATTGATACGGCTGGTTTTCAAGGTGCTGGTGGTGCTTCTATTTTGGGTATCGTAAACACACCGGGTATTAACTCAGTACCTATTGTTGGAACATTCCCTGATTGGGGTGAAGTGGTTGATATGGAGACCGCTGTGGCTACTGACAATGCACTGATTGACAACATGGCCTTTGTTTGTCACCCCGGCGTTGCTGGTTCTTGGAAGAAAACCCTTAAATCAGCTGGTGTATCTGGTTACATTGCTGAAGGAAACGAAGTTAATGGTTATCAGTTCCACAGAAAAACTGGTTTGGCGGCTGAAACATGTGTTTTCGGTAACTACCGAGACTTCCTGTTTGGTATGTGGGGTGTCCTTGACCTTGTTGTTGATAAATCAACAAACGTGTCTTCTGGCGGTACTGTGCTTCGTTCTTTTCAAGATGTTGATGGTGTGGTTACTCACACTGGTTCATTCTGTAAAAACGGTTAATCTAAATGGGGTGTGAAAGCACCCCTTTCATTCAAAACAAAAGGTAAATATTATGGCTAAAAGAGAAGAAAAACAAATATTTGTTGTTCTGAAAGGCTTTGTAGGTCTTCCAGACCAAGATGACAACGTTGAAGACGTTCATCCTTGGGAAACAGTAAAATCAGGCAAAAATGCTGGCAAACCTAAACGTGATGCTCAGAACGAGTTGGTTTGGGAATATACTGAGTATGAAGCCAAACTAAGCGAAGTGGGTCACATGGTTAACACTGGAAAGCTGATTCTAAAATCAGAGTTCAAAGACTTCCATCCAGACCTTTACGAAAAAGCTAAAGCCGCTGGTCATTTTTCTAAGAAAGATGATGGTGATGATGGTGAAGAAAATCCAGATGAATAAAAGTCTGAATTAGTTTAGAATAAAAAGAGGCAT